TTCATTCGGGATAGGCGTTTATTTCGCTTGAAAGGGGGCTGAGTGGGGGTTTTCCGGTCTATAATCCATTTAAATTGTAAAGAGGTATATCCGTATGGGTTTGGCAGATGTAGTCCAAAAAGCGGCGAAAACGGCGTTTAAAATTATTGGGGATATTCCATTGACCTGCACCTATACGTCAAAGGGGGTTGCCGTCTATAATCCCGCCACCGGAGGTTTCACCTCGACGGATACCGACTATGCGAGTTTGGCGATTCTGTTCGAGGATTATCTGTCGGAAGAGATTACAGCGGCAGGCGGCGTGATATTGGCCACTGATCAAAAAGCCTCCATCCCGAATCTGAATTTAACGCCGACGCCGAAGATTACAGATGTGATTACCGATTCTAATAGCCAAAAGTGGACAGTGGAAGCTGTAGGGATTGATCCAGCCAGGGCATTATGGATATTCCAGACAAGGCGGAGCGCATAAATAATTAACAAGGGAGGGGAAAATGGGATTACAACAAGAAATAAATGAAAAACGGAATGTAGCAGAAAAGGAAATAACGAAATGGTTTTTCAGAAATAACCGCAATAGATAAAATAATCAATACTTTTGAAAACGTAACAGGACGTTGCGTATGTACGATTAGTTTACGCCGGGTTGAAGTAACCGAAGTGGGGGACGCAATTCGACATAGTATGTTTACGAGCGCTGAGATCGATGATTAAGAGGGTATAATGGCAAGAGTTATTTTTGAGAAAACCAAAATAAAAGCTATCGTGAATAAAAATGGCGGCAAGTTTGTGCGGAAGATCGTGCTGGATGGGTTGCGACAGGTAATACGCCAAAGCCCAGTGGATACCGGAAGATTTAAAGCAAACTGGGGTTCCTCTGTCGGTACTATGGCGGCAGGAACCACAAAAGATACTTCTGCAAATTTTGGAAAACAGTCGCAAGGCATTTCCCAATACAAATTGGGACAGACCATGTTCTTGCATAACAATTTGCAGTATGCACTTCCACTGGAATATGGATCATCCAAACAAGCCGCTAAAGGCTGGATAAGGAATACCGCACTTTCAATGCAACGTAAATTAAACCAAATTAAGGATCTGATATGAGCTACGCTCAAGAGAGAGTGGATATTGAATCCCGATTAGCCACTGGATGGAGCACAACGCCCATTGCATGGGATAACGTGTATTACGTCCCGACGCCAGGAACGGCATTTATCAGGTGTTCAATTCTTCCAGGGGATTCGGAAGCGTTAGAATTTGGCAGAAGCCCATTAAAATCTCATTTTGGGATTATACAAATCAGTATATTCGTACCAAAGGAAACGGGAACGGCAACAGCAAGGGGATATGTGGATACGTTGTCCGCATTATTTGATTTGGTGGCATTTGGAGGAATTGATTGCGACGAAGCGTCGGTTCAGAATTTGGGGATTGAAGAGGACTGGTTCCATTTCGCAATTACGATTCCATTTGACCGCAGAGAATAAAAAAGGGGGAAGGTATGGATGATCCAAAAGTAGAGGTAGATTGTGATATTTGTGGAGAGAAATTAGAAATAATAGCTTCGGCATATGAAAAGGCAATGGAAAATGAACAGCCGATTTTATGTGATGCCTGCTTTGTAAAAGTTCTTGATGCGCAGGAAAAAGAGGAGGCGGCAAATAAATTAGAAAGGAAGTTTCGTTATTATGTGGATGATATCGAAATAGTTTTTCCTAATCTCGATGCGCTGGGCGCAAAGGGATGGGAATTGATACACATCTATAATGATAAAGCATATCTGAAAATGGAAATAATATAAAAAAGGGAAACAAGGGATGAAAAATAAGAATATAGTAGTAGTTCAAAACCTATTAAGGAACTTACCGCTTGCGGTATTAAAGGATGCGGAAGTGGTAGCAAATCTGGTTCGCGCCTTTGGCATTATGGACTGGGGGCATACATCAGGCCCGGAGGCGCGGTTTATTGGACAGGGCGCTTCGTTGGGACAGACTCCGGATCAGATTGCAAAGTTGCTTGTTTATATGAGTGCCTTCAAACTCGATTCGTTTTGTGAGATCGGAATTTATTATGGTGCGAATTTTCTTTTTTGTTCGGAGTATCTCAGGCGGTTTAATCCTGGAATTCAGTGTCTTGGTATTGATCCGACCGGACTTCTTGATGATGAGATTTTGATTATTATTAACACGGAAATGTGGCTTATTCACAAATCCGTTACGAGTGATGAAATAAAGGGGCAAGCATTTGACTTTGTTTTTATCGACGCGGAACATAACGCCCCTTGGCCAAAAAAGGATTATGAAAATCTTGGTCAGTATGCAAAATTCTGTGCTTTCCATGATTTACAGGAACCACTTTGGCCGGATGTCGGGGTGTTATGGGAAACATTAAAGAAAGTTCCGGGTAAAGCGATGGTGGAGTTTCTTGATGATCCGTCAGAACAAAAGACACATGGGATTGGTTTGATTTATAACAAGGAGCAAGATACCCAGAAAGGGGAAAAGTAATGGAAGCTTCTTGTTTAAAGGAAAAACAGATTCATGTTGTTACTGCTTTTGCTCGGTTTAACCTTCTCGATACTTTGATACAACATTATGAGCCGATGGGGATTATATGGCACCCAACACTTTTTGAAAGTGAATTAAAAGGGGATGTTTTTAACAAACCGTGGATTCAGCCATTTATTATTCCCGGCAATGCCCCAAAAACTGGTTTTATTAATGAGGGTTACAGGCGTAAGAACGCATTCATTCAAGGAGCATCGATTAGTAATGAAGATTATTATGTAATTTTTGACGATGACGACATGGTTGAGTCGGGCGTATTTGATACTATCCGACAAATGGATGATGATGTTATTTTATTTCTATGAAACGTGGATATTCTATCCCCATAGATGCGATAGATGTGCGGCGGTATCCGGTAAATACCTTGCTGGCAACTCCGGAAAATATTGTAATTGGGAATGTTTCAGGCCAGCAATATATTTGCAAAGGGAAAATATTCAAACAACTCTATTTGGAGGAAACAGACCACTGTGCTGATGGGAGGATGGCTATATGGTTGAAAGAGAATTTCCCTATTCGGTACGAACCTCATCTTTACGCACTTTTTAATTATTTTGAGCCGGGGCGATGGGATAAGCATATTGCATTTGGTTGCATGTTTAATGATGTAAAGCGACTTGATCTTATTTTGCGGAATTCATCGATTGGTGAATACCAATGTTATACTATTTTTGATCCGGAAAGTGCTACAAAAGGGCTGAATGTGTTGCTGAATACGATTGAGAAGAATGGTGCATCCATTGGCATTCTTACACATCAGGATATGTATTACCGGCAAAATTGGGTGGAGGAAGTCAAAGCGCAAATAGCGCTTTTACCAGAGGACTGGGTGATTGCCGGTATAGTTGGAAAAGATGAACAGGGAGTTTTATGCGGAAAATTTCATGACATGAGCAGTCCATTATGGATTGTTTCTGAACATGAGTTTCCAGTAAAATGTTCGTGTATTGATGAATGTACCATAATTGTTAATATGAAATCTGGTTTTCGTTTTGAAGAAGAGTTGGAAGGATTTGATTTGTACGGAACTTATGCATGCCTCCGCGCAAATGAATTAGGCAGCGCCTGGATCATTGACGCATGGGCAGAGCATTATTGTACTCGGTTTTTTGGTGATTGGGAGCCGGGGAAAGTGTTTTAAGAAGATGTGGAAATGGTTGTACGATCGGTTCCCGGGGCAGAATTTAGAATCAACTGTTTTGATGGGCCGGAATATAAATGAACAAAAAACAGGGCAGGAGGTATAAGTCATGGCAGCGACTATCGGCAAGTTAGCAAAGGTGATGTACGGATCTGTGAAAATTGCGGGTCTTTCAACGTGGACAATGAGTGGATACACTGCGCAAACTTTAGAGGATACGGAATTTGGGGATACCATCCAATCTTTTGTATTTGGTGGCGCAGGAGATCCGGGAGAAGTAACATTCCAGGGTTACCATGATCCGGCGGATACGACAGGGCAGGCGGCGTTTGCGACAGCGTGTCAGGCTGGCGTTAAACTCACCAATCTGTATTTCTATGAGACCGCTACAAAATACTGGGCGGTTGCGGCAGACGGTCATATTTTACCAACAAAATGCGATTCTATTGTCTTTGAGCGGAACGCTCTTGGCATGGTTGATTTTGCGGGCAAAGTATCCGGCAAAGCAATGACAGCGTATGGAACTTAATTATTAACTAAAAAGGAGGAAGTTACGATGCAGATAAAGGGACGGTGTTTGATTTTTCAGAATCACAGGGAGATTGGTTTGAGTTTTTGAATCTCGAATCGAGCTGTCGACTGGCGAGGTTATTTATGATAATCCGAAACCAGGAACAGGGCGGGCTTGTTCCGTTCCACAGTGCCATTTATTCAGGAACGAATGGCAACCAGAACGAAACGGCATGAGTTTGTGCTGAATCCAAAAACACGGGCGATGGAGCGCGTTGAATTCTTCGAAAGTTTACCTTCTGCGGAAGCGCAGCAAGAGCTGGATGATATGGTGGATTATGCTATTACTGGACTGGAACGGTTTTTCGACGCGGAAGGAAATGCGTTGGAATGCACTCGTGAAAATAAGTTAAAACTTTCAAAAGTCCCCGTGTTTGACAGGTACATGGCGAGGTGTCTGGAACTCCAAGCGAACGCTGGTGTGAAGCAGAAAGAGGTGGCTGAAAAAAACTCGAAGAAACCGTAGATTGGTATGAAGTATATGCGCCTCAATGTGAAGGGTGCATGGAAATCTACGGTGCGAAGGGAGAAAAACCACCTTGTGATGAATGCAGGCCGAAACACCTGGAAGAAAACACGGATGCTATTAATATTTTCTTCCAGGTGCGAGACCAGTATATTATGGGGAATGACGGCCCCATTGCGTTAAGGCACAGCGCACTCCATTCACAAATGGAATTGCGGAAAATTAAAAATCGGGAAGACTGTTTTGATAAGGTTGTGTTTTTATCCAAGTATGACTTGATGAAGTCACGAGGAAGAGGATAAGCGGATGGCAACAAAAGCAGGCGGGGCGTACATAGAAATACGGGCAGAGGATGCGCATCTTGATCGTGATTTGAACAAGGCGCAAACAAAGATCGGGGTTGCCGCTGGAAAAATGCAGGGGCGTGTTCAAACTGCATTTAAATTAATGGCAGTCGCCGCTGTCGCGTCTACAGCTATGATTCTTAAAACAAGTATTTCTCAATTTGCAGCTTTTGAAAAGGAAATGGCGAATGTATCAACTCTCGTGGATACGAATGTTGTTTCCATGAAAGCGCTACAAAAAGAACTTCTTGCGCTTCCCGCGTCACTTGGTAGCGCAACTGAATTGACAAAGGGTTTATATCAAGCACTTTCTGCGGGAGTTGACGCCGCAAAAGCGGTTGAATTCGTAGGAATTGCGGCGAAGGCGGCAAAAGCCGGTTTGTCCGATACATTTACGGCAGTGGATGCCGGGACGACTATTTTAAATGCGTTTGGAATGGCAACTAAAGACGCTACTTTTGTTTACGATTTAATGTTCAAGACAGTAAAGGAGGGTAAGACAACATTCAGTGAACTTGCTTCTGCGGTTGGTAAAATATCGCCTATTGCTTCCGCGGCGGGTGTATCCGTTACTGAAATGCATGCCGCATTGGCTACATTAACCAAGGGCGGGTTTAAAACAACAGAAGCATCTGCAAGATTAGCAACTGCGCTTGGTACAATCATTAAACCAAGTGCGGAAGCGCAAAAACTCACGCAAAAACTTGGTCTTGAATTTAATGCAACTGCGTTACGCACGAAAGGGCTGCATGGATTTCTTCAGGAAGTGGCAAAGGCAACTGGTGGAAATGTTGAGCAGATGGCATTATTGTTTGGCGGTATGGAATCCCTATCTGTTATGTTAGCATTGGCTGGAAAACAAAGTGAAGAATTTACGCGTATTTTGGGAGGGATGGGTACTGTTGCGGGAGAAGTGCAAGAGGCATTTGATAAACAAAAAGTTACTTTGACGGAAGTTTGGGAAACCTTTTAAAAAATACATTTGGGAAGCAAGCCATATTATTAGGAAAGGAATTAGCACCTGCGATTAGTAAAGTACTTGCGCAAATGACTAATTGGGTGGATTCAAATAGGGAGTTACTCGCTTTGCAAATCCCAATGTATGTTGAAAAAATTGGAAAGGGGCTTGTCACAACTGTAAAAGTAATATCATTTTTATCTGGTCTGGCAATCCCTGGCGGTATGGGTCTTATTGGATTTGCTTTGTTTGGACCGGTAGGATTTGCGATAGGGGCCGCGCTGGGTTTAATAATTGGAAATCTTCGAGATTTTGAAGAAAATTTTGGGGAACTGAATAACAAGATTAAATCTGGTAATATGGAGGTTATGGATTCTTTTGGTATGCTCGGGGCCGATGTCGCGTATATGTACGAATCGACTGCAAAAGCGAGTTTGGATGCACGAAGGGCACAAAGTGCTGATTTTAATAGTCTAAAAAAGGCGGCGACTTCTTCCATTGCTGACATTACTAATATCACAAAAGCGCAGAAAAAGGCGGCGGCAATTCAGAAAAAAGTTGTTGCGGATGAAGTTAAACTGCGGAAAACCGCAGCAAAGGCAATCGCGGATGCGGAAGCAAAAGCGAACAAAGAAATGGCCAAATCCGCAGAAGCAGCGACTGTAAAAAAGATACAAGCCGCGGATGACTATTCTAAAGAATCCACTCGTATCTATGAGCGGATGGTTGATGAAGCAAATAAGAATTCTTTGAGTGAATACAAATACAAAGAACAACTTCTTCAAACACGATATAAGGGGTACAAGCAACATCTTGACTCCCTTGGTAAAGAAAATAAGGACTACGCGAACGGTACGGTGTTGCTGGAGCAATGGCTTACAAATGAAAAACAAAAGTTATGGGATAATGAAGTAAGGAAACACGGAACCGTTGTTGACCGGCTTGCATTACGATGGCGGGACTACCAGCGCGAAGGCATCGATGCGAATCGAATTATGTACGATGCAATCAGCGCAGGGGCAGAGAATCTTCGGTCACAGATATCTGATAATTTGTTCAAAGCGCTTACTGGCGACATGGACAAATTGAAGTGGGACTGGGATAGTTTGTGGAAATCAATGGTGCGGAGCGTTACCGATGCCGTTGCTCGAATGGCAACTGAAGCGGCAATCGGAACCGCAGTAAATTGGATGACGGCTATATTTGCGGCGAAAGGCATCTGGAATGTTGCATCTGATGAACAACCCGTTATTGCTCATAAGGGAGAAATGGTAGTTCCGGCCAACATTGCAAAAAAGATACGAAGCAATACAGAAGGATCGGAGTACGGCACGGAGTTTAATGCTTTTTCCGGAGCGGTTAATAATTTACCATCGCGAACCAAAACTGGATTCATGCAGGGCACCACGGATATGTATTCAAGGATTGGGGCGGTAGGCGCCGTTGCAACTTTAAATAAATCGATCACGCCGACCCAATACGCACTTGGAATGGTAAATCCTACAGCTTTAGTTACTTCTGGATTACTCGGAGGCGTTACGGGCGCTGTCGGCGCTCATTTTGGAATTGATGGCGCTCCCTCCAAGGTTGGGCAAGGGTTGGGATTGTTAGGATATGCGGCGCTTGGATCTCCATTAGGCCCAGTTGGAATGGCGCTTGCTATGGTCGGTGGGATGGGTCTGGTTGATGCTGTTATGGATTTAATGAATGTGCGTGATAACGAGGCCTTATTTGATTTGGCAGAGGATTTGGGAACTGGAATTTTTGGTAAATACAAAGGTATGGCGCAGGCAGCATCATTAGTTGATTTTGCGAACACATTGCATTCGATGGAAACCCAATACGGATTTTCTCCAACTCCGGGCGGTCTTGCAGATGCAATATCTTCGATTGGGCGCTCTCCACAAACATATGGTTTGAAGGATACGCATCTCAACTT